GGAACAAAATGAGTGTCGTTCAAGAACCTGAAGTGAAGTGGACGCCCGACCAAATGGTGGAAGTGATTCTTAATGAACCTGATGACTTTTTGAAGGTTCGTGAGACTTTGACCCGTATCGGAGTTGCATCACGTAAAGAAAAGAAAATCTATCAATCTTGCCATATTCTGCACAAGCAAGGTAGATATTATCTCGTTCACTTTAAGGAACTGTTTGCTCTGGATGGCAAACACGCAAACCTGACTGTGAATGATGTTCAGCGTCGCAATCGTATCGCCCAACTTCTTGCTGATTGGGGTCTGATTACAATTGTTGATGTAACTAAAATTCAGGATATCGCTCCACTTAACCAAATCAAAGTCCTTGCCTATAAGGATAAGGGTGATTGGATTCTGGAAACCAAATATAATATTGGTGCAAAAAAGAAAAGGGTGGAAGAAACCGAATGATTTTGTAGGGAGTTCCACACTCCCTTTTTTATTGGTTATTGATATATAATGGTAAGGACGCCTTCGGGGTCCACAAAACACAAACTCGCTTTTAAAGGAGCTACCATAATGACAAACCTTACAAGGTATACTGCCACAGATCTTCCAACTCTGATGGAAAAGATCACACGCAATTCAATTGGTATGGATGAATACTTTGATCGTCTATTTCATCTTCATGAAACTACTTCTAATTATCCACCATATAATCTAGTCCAAGTCAGTAATGTAGAATCACGACTTGAACTTGCTCTTGCTGGATTTAAAAAGAAGGAGGTTTATGTCTACACGCAAGATGGAAAACTCTTTGTGGAAGGTCAAAAGGAAGATAAAGAAACGGAGTCCAACTATATCCACAAGGGTTTGGCTCAACGGAGTTTTAAGAGAGCGTGGACGCTCTCTGATGATACGGAAGTTAGATCAGTTGATTTTGAGGATGGGCTTTTAACTGTCAATCTTGGTAGGATTGTTCCAGATCATCATAAGAGGAAGGACTATATCTAAATATATCTGAATATCGTCGGCGCTGGGAGGCAACTGGCAAAATCCAGTTGACGCCTCCCTTTTTTATTGCTATAATGAAAACAGGCACGATTGAAAAAAAATGAGCATTAAACTTGCATTATTGCAAAATGGAGAAACTGTAATATCTGATGTTAAAGAATTAGTTTCTATTGATAAAGTTTGTGGATACTTGTTTAATAAACCACACACTGTTTCCATTATTAAGGAAATGGTATTAGTTGAAAAATCAGAAGAAACCAATATAAATCGCGGAGAAGTCCAAGTATCATTATCTCCTTGGATACTTCTCACAAATGAAACTCAAATTCCAGTTCATCTTGATTATGTCGTTGCTCTGGTTGATCCGTTAGAATCTGTTAAGCAAATGTATGAGGAGAAAGTAAATGTCGAAGACCGTTAAATGTGTTTTGGTAAATGTTGATGTGGTTCTTATTACTGAGGTCATTGAGATTGATGCTGAACTTGGAGATCCAAATTGCAAGTTAATCAATCCATATCTATTCAAAAAGTCTGATAATTCAGATGATTTTTATTTGGAACCTTGGCCTGAGGTTACATATCAAAGAGAGATTATGATGAGGTCTGAAGATATTCTAACTATTGCAGATCCTCTTCCTAAAATTGTTGAAAAGTATCTTGAACTAACTGCATAATGCGATTTTACACAAACGTTCAAATGGTCGGGGACAACTTCCTTGTTCGCGGTTATGAAGATGGTAAACACTTTATGACCCGTGAGAAGTTTAACCCGACTCTTTTTGTCCCTTCTAATAAAAAAACTAAATATCAAACTCTGAATGGAGAGTATGTTGAAGAAGTCCAACCTGGATCAGTTCGCGATTGTCGAGAGTTTATTAAGAAGTATGAGAACGTAGAAAATTTTAAAATATTTGGAAATACTCAGTACATTTATCAGTACATTTCTGAAATGTATCCAGAAGATGAAGTTAAATTTGACATTACTAAAATTAAAGTAACAACTCTTGATATTGAGGTTGCTTCCGAGAATGGATTCCCTGATGTGGAGTCTGCATCGGAAGAAGTTCTTTTGATTACTATTCAAGATTATTCTTCTAAGCAAATTCGTACTTGGGGAATGGGTCCCTTTCAAAATAAGCAAAAGAATGTAATTTACAAATCTTTTACTAATGAGAGAGATCTTTTAATGGATTTTATTAATTGGTGGATGGTTGAAGAAAATACTCCCGAAGTTGTGACTGGATGGAATATTGAATTGTATGATATTCCATATTTGGTTCGTCGCCTAGACCGTGTTTTGGGTGAAAAACTAATGAAGCGTATGTCACCATGGGGTCTTGTGACCGAAGATGAGATTTATATTGCAGGTCGTAAAAATATTTCATATGATGTTGGTGGTATTACTCAACTTGATTATCTGAATCTTTATAAGAAATTTACTTATAAGGCACAAGAATCTTATCGCTTGGATTATATTGCTGAGGTTGAACTGGGGCAGAAAAAACTAGATCACTCTGAGTATGATACCTTCAAAGATTTCTATACCAAAGGTTGGCAGAAGTTTGTAGAATACAACATCGTTGACGTGGAACTTGTTGACCGAATGGAAGACAAGATGAAACTTATCGAACTTGCAATCACGATGGCATATGATGCAAAGGCAAACTATGCCGATGTGTTCTCTCAGGTGCGGATGTGGGATACAATTATTTACAACTATCTCAAGAAGAGGAATATTGTCATTCCTCCCAAAGAACGTTCCGATAAGGATTCTAAGTATGCTGGTGCTTATGTCAAAGAACCTATTCCTGGAAAGTATGATTGGGTGGTCTCTTTTGACCTTAATTCCCTATACCCTCACCTCATTATGCAATACAACATCTCACCAGAAACGCTTCTGGATGAGAGACATCCATCAGTAAATGTTGATAAGATCCTGAACGAGCAACTTAATTTTGAACTCTATAAGGACTATGCGGTTTGTGCAAATGGTGCGATGTACCGTAAGGATGTGCGTGGATTTCTTCCAGAACTGATGGAGAAGATCTATAATGAACGTGTGATCTTCAAGAAAAAGATGCTTGCTGCTGAGCAGGAATATGAAAAGACTAAGAATAAGCAACTTCTAAAGGAGATTGCCAGGTGTAATAACATCCAGATGGCGCGTAAGATTCAACTTAACTCCGCTTATGGTGCTATCGGTAATCAGTATTTCCGTTATTTCAAACTAGCAAACGCAGAAGCAATCACTCTTTCGGGACAGGTATCCATCCAATGGATTATGAATTCCGTAAATCGTTACTTGAATAAAGTTCTTAAAAGTGGAGACGTAGATTATGTTATTGCTTCAGATACTGATTCTCTTTACGTTAATATGGGTCCTTTGGTTGAAACTGTATTCAAGGGAAGAGAGAAAACTACTCAAAGCATTGTTTCGTTCCTTGATAAGGTCTGTCAGGTGGAATTTGAAAAATATATTGAAAGTTCTTACCAAAAACTGGCTGACTATGTGAATGCCTACGACCAAAAGATGTTTATGAAGCGTGAGTGTATTGCCGAGCGTGGTATTTGGACCGCGAAGAAACGATACATTCTGAGTGTATGGGATAGTGAGGGTGTTCGTTATGAAGAACCCAAACTGAAGATCAAAGGTATTGAGGCAATTAAGTCTTCCACTCCAGCACCTTGTCGCAAGATGTTGAAAGACTCTTTCAAGATCCTGATGAGCGGAACTGAAAAGGACGTAATTGAATACATTGATAAGTGCCGTGAAGAGTTCAAGAAACTTCCACCAGAACAGATTGCATTCCCTAAATCTGCATCTGATGTTCGTAAGTATCATTCATCTTCTACGATTTATGCATTCAAGACTCCATTTCATATTCGTGGAGCACTTCTATTCAATCATTACATCAAAGAGAAAAAACTTACAAACAAATACTCTTTGATTAATAATGGAGAAAAGATAAAGTACATCTACCTCAAAACTCCAAATATTATTCGTGAGAATGTAATTGCATTTATTCAGGAATTTCCCAGAGAACTTGGTCTTGACAAATACATTGACTATGAATTACAATTTCAGAAGAGTTTTGTTGATCCACTTAAGTCTGTTTTAGATGCAATTGGATGGAACGTGGAAAAAACTGTTAATTTAGATTTGTTCTTTTCTTAATGGAATTGCCTATAAATGAAAATGAATTAGATTTTATTATTGAAAAGTTGAAAACTTCTAATCCTCAACTTTATGCCAAATTGTGGTCTTATAAATTAAACAAATTAAAGGGAAAAAAAATTAATGGACTTTCTTAAAGATATTGTAAAAGAAATTGGTGGCGAGTATACACAACTTGCCTCTGACATTGATGAAACTGAGACTTATGTTGACACGGGTTCGTACATTTTTAATGCACTGGTTTCAGGTAGCATATTTGGTGGTGTATCTGGGAATAAGATTACTGCTATTGCTGGAGAGTCTTCTACTGGAAAAACTTTTTTCTCTCTCGCTGTGGTTAAGAATTTTCTTGATACTCACCCCGATGGTTATTGCCTCTATTTTGATACTGAGGCTGCCATTACTAAGTCTCTCTTGGAGTCACGCGGGATCGACACATCTCGTCTTGTCGTGGTTAATGTTGTCACCGTAGAGGAGTTTCGTGGAACAGCACTTAAAGCGGTAGATATGTATATGAAAAAACCCGAAGGAGAACGAAATCCTTGTATGTTTGTGTTAGACTCTTTGGGGATGCTTTCTACGAGTAAAGAGATTAATGATGCTCTGAATGATAAAGAAGTTCGGGACATGACCAAATCACAACTCATCAAAGGTGCATTCCGCATGATTACTTTGAAACTTGGAAAGGCAAAAATTCCAATGATTGTGACTAATCATGTATATCAAGTTATTGGATCTTATGTTCCAACACAGGAGATGGGCGGGGGTAGTGGTCTTAAGTATGCCGCTTCTACTATTATTAGTCTTGGTAAAAAGAAAGAAAAGGATGGTACAGAAGTTGTTGGAAACATTATTAAGGCAAAGAGTCTTAAGTCGCGTTTAAGTAAAGAAAATAAAGATGTTGAAATTCGTCTTTATTATGATGAGCGCGGTCTTGATCGATATTATGGTCTTCTTGAACTTGGTGAAATTGGCGGACTTTGGAAAAATGTAGCAGGTCGTTATGAAATTAACGGAAAGAAAATCTATGGAAAAGAGATTCTTAAAAATCCAGAAGAATATTTTACTGATGAAGTTATGGAAAAACTTGATGAGATTGCCCGACAAGAGTTTTCTTATGGATCTAAAAAATAATATAAATAAGTATGGTTAGTAACCATATTTTATGTTTATAGATACTCATCATATTGTTCCAAAATACGAAGGTGGAACTGATGATCCAAATAATTTAGTTAAACTTCCAAGAAAACTTCATCAGGAAGTTCATTATCGTCGTTGGTTGGTGTATAAAAATCTATCAGATTTGTATGCTTTCCAACTTCTCGGTGGAAATTTATCTGATGATGAATTGGATAAGATTTACAATGATCAAGTTAATCGTTGTAGGAGAGATAGTAAAAAACTAACGGAGGCGAGGTTGAGTTCAGAAAACTGGAGACAGGCACATCAGTCTGAGGAATATAAACAAAAAAAGAGAGAGCAAAGTTTGTTATTGAATCAACTAGGAAAAATAAATTCACCAGAATCATCGTTGCTTATAAGTAAGGTGAAACAATCAGTAACAAATTATAATTCAAAAAGAATATCGGTTTATGGTATAATATGGGAAGATTCTTCTAAGTGTTTTAGAAATGGTGGGGCAAAGGGTCTAACCTTAAGGCAATTGAGGTATAGGGCAAAAAGTGGAAATTATCCAGATATTTTTTATGTGGATAGTGATAATGAGGTTAATGATGGAACGAATTGAGACAACCATTCTCAGAAATTTAGTATTTAATGAAGACTATTCGCGCAAGGTCATACCTTTCATACAACCAGATTATTTTGAGCAAAGGACCGAGAAGGTCATTTTTGAAGAGATTGTCCAATTCATTGTTAAGTATGGTTCGGCAATTACAGTCGAAGCACTTAATATTGAGGTAGAAAATCGTACCGATTTAACTGAAGAACAAATTAAAGAGATTAGGGAGATTAATAAATCTCTGAATGATTTTCCAGTAGAAAAGCAGTGGTTACTTGATAGTACGGAAAAGTGGTGTCGTGACCGTGCGATCTACTTGGCACTTATGGAATCAATTCATATTGCCGATGGTAACAATGATAAAAAGAATCGTGATGCGATTCCGAGTATTCTTTCCGATGCCCTTGCGGTAAGTTTTGATAATAATATTGGACATGATTACTTGCAAAACTATGAAGAACGATATGAGTTTTATCACAAAAAGGAGGACAAAATTGAATTTGATCTTGAATACTTTAACAAAATCACGAAAGGTGGTCTCCCTAACAAAACTCTTAATATCGCTCTTGCTGGTACGGGTGTCGGGAAATCTCTATTCATGTGCCACATGGCTAGCTCCGTCTTGCTCCAGGGACGGAACGTTCTGTACATTACGTTGGAAATGGCAGAAGAGCGCATTGCTGAAAGAATTGACGCAAATCTCTTGAATGTCCCAATTCAAAATATTACAGATTTGTCTAAAAATATGTTTGAAAATAAAGTATCAAACATTGCTAAGAAAACTCAAGGTACTCTTATAATTAAGGAGTATCCAACGGCATCTGCACATAGTGGTCACTTTAAGGCACTTCTTAATGAACTTTCACTTAAGAAGTCATTTAGACCTGATATTATTTTTATTGATTACCTTAATATCTGCGCTTCTAGTAGGTATAAAGGAAATAGCAATATTAATTCATATACATTTGTTAAAGCAATCGCTGAAGAACTACGTGGTCTTGCTGTAGAATTTAATGTTCCAATTGTAAGTGCTACACAAACTACTCGTAGTGGTTATGGTTCTTCTGATGTTGAATTGACCGATACTTCGGAATCGTTTGGTCTTCCTGCTACTGCTGATCTTATGTTCGCTCTTATTAGTACTGAAGAGTTGGAACAACTTGGGCAGATTATGGTAAAACAATTGAAAAATCGCTATAATGATCCTACCATCTATAAGCGTTTTATCGTTGGTATTGATCGTGCAAAAATGCGTCTTTATGACTGTGAGCAAACTGCTCAAAAGGATATACTTGACTCTGGACAAGATGAAGAGTATAATGATTATGAAGACAAAAAACCCAAAAAATCGTTTGAAGGATTTAAATTTTAATGGAAACTGCCAAACACGTAGATTTTGATAAGTATGCTGAGTTTGTGGATGCCGTAACTTCTGATGCATCCAAAGACTTCCTTGCTCTCTCTGATCGCCTGGTTGCCCTTGATGAGAAAGGTGCAAACATTGAGCGACTCCTGACTGCTGCTGTTGGTATCAATGCCGAAGGTGGTGAGTTTATGGAAATCGTCAAAAAGATGGTGTTTCAAGGTAAACCATATAATGAGGATAACCGAGAGCATTTGATTATTGAACTCGGTGATATTATGTGGTATGTTGCCCAAGCTTGTATGGCACTTGGAGTAACTCTAGATGATGTAGTTGCTCAAAATGTCCAAAAACTTCTCAAGCGTTATCCTGAGGGTGCGTTTGACGTTTATTTCTCTGAAAACCGTGCTGCTGATGACCGATGACTAAAGAAAAACTAGTGACAATTGAAATGGATATTCGTTCTGCCGCAGAAATTCGTCAAGTTCTTTATGAGCATCAAAAAGGACACAGCTATGATTTTGCTTCTGAACGAATCACTAATATTCGTAGGGTAATTATTGATCTTGATGATAAAATTGGTGCCCTTGTTAGTGAGCAATAAATAAAGACAAAAATGTCCTTACTCGGAAAGAAAAGAGGAAGACCAATCACTAAAATTCAATTTGATGCAATCATCAAAAGATTTCAGGTCTTCCTTAAGAGAGAACTTCGTTTAACTCTTGATATACCAGTTATATTTGTTGATGATGCAGAGTTTGCTAAAAAAATAGCGACGTTTGGTGAAATCTCACAAGAAAATGTGATTCATTTGAGTATTATCAATCGCCATCCTATGGATATTATGCGAACCCTTGCTCACGAATATGTTCATTATAAGCAACATCTTCAAAAAGGATCTCAACATAGATCTCCACGTGCTGGAAGTCCAACTGAAAATATGGCAAATGCAAAGGCAGGAGAACTTATGAGAAAGTATGGGGAGATGCATCCAGATCTATTTGACCTGATGCCCATTAGGTGATATAATGGTTTTACTGTGGAATTATCTCATTTGGTAGAGCATCTCCTTTGTACAGCGGGGTGAGGGGTTCGAGTCCCCTATTTTCCACTTGCTCCAGTGGTGGAACGGTAGACACAGCGGACTTAGAATCCGCCGCCTTAAAAAGCGTGGAAGTTCAAATCTTCTCTGGAGCATTCTAAATATTTCCAAAAATGGCAACAACTGGTAAACCTGCTTGGGAAAAATATTATAAGGGTAAAGATAATGTAACAGTCAGAGTTAAAAAATCTGCCCCATATTATGGTGATGAGACGACATCAAAGGTTGAGGGTAATTTGCCATATAATGGTAGTGTAATTTATAAAGATCAATTTTCGCAGCATATTTCTCGTGGTGGAAATACTAAAATAGCATTTAAATTTGATGAATCTGGGGATGTTTACTATTCTCCTGTTGATAATTTTATAAAACCTGGAAATACATCTGGTATAGATTTAAAACCGGAAGCATTTGGAATTGAAAATGAAACATTTGGCAGTTCTGCTTTATATTATCAGAAAGTTATAAATGCAATTACAGATCGTTGGGAAACTGGTAATTATAGTGGAGAACTTTATGATTATCTTATGGAATTGGTTGAATATGCGAATGGAGGATCTGGCAGTTTTACTGGAATTAAAACTGAGGGATTTGACTGGGGAACAATACAAAGTTATTTTGCCGAAGTCATCGGTCCATTAGTATGCACTAAAAAGGGAGTTCTTTCAGATTTG